AAGCAATCCAAGAATGGGTAGCTGAAGGCAACATAATACAGGATGCTGAATAATAGTAAGTAAAAAAATTTAACTAATGCCAGACACAGACATAGATTTTTATGGTATAATTAGACAAATAAAAGGACAATAAAAAATGGAAATAGATGGAATGTTATTCTGGAACATCATACTCAGTCTGGTGATCGTTCCGTTTATTTATATATTTAAAGCTACTTGTAGTGAGTTGAAGCGTGTCCAGATATTGTTGAATCAGACACGAGAAACTTATGCAACTAAAGAAGATCTAAGAGATCAGTCTAATAGAATTTTTGAAACACTTCACAGACTAGAGGACAAGTTAGATAACTTGATATCAAAGCATGGCAGCTAAGAAAAAGAAAAAGGGATCTATGAAAGGCTACACCATTAAAGGTGGACATAAGAGATCTACAAAGTCTGGAGCGGGGATGACTAAAAAAGGTGTTGCCAAGTACCGCAGAGAGAATCCTGGATCTAAGTTGCAGACAGCAGTAACCGAGAAGAAACCTTCAAAAGCAAGAGCAGCTAGACGAAAGTCTTTTTGTGCAAGGTCAGCAGGACAAATGAAGAAGTTTCCTAAAGCAGCTAAAGACCCAAACAGTCGTTTAAGGCAAGCAAGAAGAAGATGGAGATGTTAAATGAAAAGAAGAACTTCAACCACACATATAGTCATACATTGTGCAGACACCTATGCAGACATGAATATAGGTGCTGACGAAATTAGAAAATGGCACGTTGAAGAACGAGGATGGTCAGACATTGGCTACCATAAAGTAATCAGGCGTGATGGAACTGTAGAAGATGGGCGAGACATTGACGTGTCTGGTGCACATGCATCAGGTTTCAACAGCGTCAGTGTAGGTGTCTGTTTAGTTGGAGGTCGAGGAAAAGATAACAAAGCTGAGAATAATTTTACTGAGGCACAAATGGCTTCTCTTAAAGAAGTTGTTGAAGATCTTATGGAAAGATACGAATGGGCACAGCCTATGGGTCATAGGGATCTACCGAATGTAACAAAAGAATGTCCATCATTTGATGTCCTTGAGTGGTGGCATGGGGCAGACGAAAACTCAACTAACTTTGTAAAATCGGAGACTTAATTATGATGAAAATGAAAAGCAAGAAAAAAGTTAAAAAGCCTATTAAGAAAAAAGGCTATTAATCATGGCTATGTTTTGGCTTAGTTTAGCCAAAGTATTCTGTAAAATTGGTAATACATTTTGGCATAAACATGTCGCTTGTCTCAGAAAAAGACAATCAGCGGATGGGCGAAGATGGATCCAGTAACCATTTCTGTAGCTCTCTCAGCAGCGAACACTGCGTTTAACGCAATTAAGCGTGGGTTCGAGGTTGGGCGAGATCTGGAACAAATGTCTGGAGATGTAGGGCGGTGGATGTCTGCTGTGTCTGATGTAGACAATGCTGAGAAACTAGCTAAGAACCCTCCCCTGTTCGGTAAGCTATTCAAAGCAGGTTCAGTAGAAGAAGCCGCTCTACAAGCATATGCAGCAAAAAAGAAATTAGATGCTCAGAGACAAGAGCTAAAGACTTTCCTTAATCTAACTTATGGACCACAGGCATACGCAGACTTGTTGGCAATGGAAGCAGATATAAGAAAGCAAAGACAACAAACAGTTTATAGGCAACAACAATTGAGAAGACAGGTAGCCGAGTATATAGGTTGGACTGTCGTATCACTTCTTGTAGGTGGTTTCGCTATTTTGATAGCAAGCATCTGGATCAAGAGAGCTAAAGCTGATGCTAAAATATACAATGCACCTAAAGATTACACTTACAGTCAGAAAGTTTGGCAAGGCAAAATTAAAGAACAAAAATATACAACTTGTAGATTGAAGAAAAGAGTTACGTCTAAATTCACACAAAAAAAGGCATGTATTTATCAAGGCGGAAACAAAACATTTACCATGATGATCGAGTCTTGGTGCCCCATTAAATATCAATGCGTATATGATCCAAATGGCACAGAGCCAGACATTGATAAGGTAATGGAAAGTCTGAGGAGCATTGGAAACAAATGAGTAAATGTATTGGTGTTTGTAAATTAGATGAAAGAAAGATTTGTATTGGATGTAACCGAAGTATTGAAGAAATAAAAGATGCTTTTAGAAGTATAGGTGGAAAGTGATGTTTAAATGTATGGTCATCGCATGTTTAATAACTAATCCAAGCTACTGCCAAGTGTTGGAAAACACAGAGTATCCAGTTGTGTATGAAACTTATGAAGACTGTAAAGACAGAGCACTAGAGATAGCATCACAAATTCCCCTATTCCTCAGAGGTTACCGTGCAACTAAATGGAAATGTGAGGAAGTTAGAGAAGGAAAATTTTTATGAAGAAAAAAACTTTAACGAATAGACAGAAGCAGACCCTGAAAAGACATTCGGTGCATCACACTGCCAGACACATGTCTGAGATGAGGAAGCTAATGTTGCAAGGTAAAACTTTTACAGCAGCACATAAGCTAGCAATGAAGAAAGTAGGTAAATAATGGACAGTACAATATTAGATGCATGGAATGAACTTAGTTATTTAGAGGGCATACTATTCACAATTTGGTTATTTATTCTTTACTACGGAAAAGTCTGGATAGACAGCAAGTTTAAAAGAAAGGAATGCACATGCTTACGGCGATAATTGGACCCGTTGCTAATCTTCTTGGCACCTACATTGGTGGAAAGATGGAGAAGGCAAAGGCAGAAACAGAAGCAAAGATTTCTATTGCCAAGAGTAAAAGCAAGATAGCTGAAAAAGTGGCAAGTGGTGAAATGGAATGGAATCAGACTATGGCAGAGGCATCTAAGGATAGTCTCAAAGATGAATGGCTGACTATTCTCGTAAGTATTCCATTGTTATTAGCCTTTACAGGACATGAAGACATAGTCATGCGAGGGTTTAAAGCCTTGGAACAAATGCCAGATTTTTATAAGACTGCTGTTGGTGTTGTCTTCGCAGCTTCTTTTGGTGTCAATAAATTAACTCAAATGTTTAGGAAAAAATAATGGCAAAGTTATGTGCAAAAGGTAAGGCTGCGGCAAAGAGAAAGTTCAAGGTATATCCATCAGCGTATGCAAATATGTATGGTTCAGCAGTCTGCTCTGGCAAAATCAAAGTCGGAGGCAAGAAAAAAAAGAAAGCTAAAAAAAGATGAGTGGTCTTCGTAAGTGGGTTAAAGAAAAATGGGTGGACATTGGTGCCCCTAAAAAGAATGGAAAGTTCCAACCTTGTGGTAGAAAAAAGGGAGATGGTAGAGCTTATCCAAAGTGTGTTCCCCTAGCCAAAGCCAAGAGGATGACCACGGCACAGAGAAAAAGTGCGGTTACAAGAAAAAGATCTAAGAAACAAGGTGTAGGTGGTAAACCTACAAACGTAAAAACATTTGCTAAAAGAAAGAAGAAAAAATGACAAAAAGATTATCTCCAAAACAAAAGAAAATCGCAAGAGTTGCAGCACCAAGAAATAAAATCACAGGTGCTGATTTTAAAAAGTTAAAAAGAAGGAAATAGCTATGGCAAACTTTGGACAACTATCTACTTATTTAAAGTCAGTCGGTAATTCTTTTTTACCAGAAGGTATGCAAACTAAGCAGTATACAAATGAGGACTTCAATGAGGGTGTCAAAGCTAAACTTTTACAATTCTTACAGGCTAATTATGCTAATAAAGAACCTGGGAATTATCCAGTAACATATAAGGATTTAAATAATTACTTTAAAGAAGGTAATGTTGTCAGTGGATCAGGTAGCAAATTTTCAGACGTTGGTGCTTTAAAAACTATACTAGGTCAGTTCAATGTTGATGTTGCACCAGACGGATCTTTTACTGTAAATGATGTTTATGATTTTAATTTACAAGACGAGTATGGCAGACCGATGAATAAGCAACCTACATTCGGTGATGTAATGTCTAGGTTATCTCCGTCTAATATCATGGATAAAGGTCTGGGTACTAGTTTATATGGTGCGGCTAGAATGTATGGGGGTATGAGAATACCAGAAGGTTCACCCAATGCTATCCCCATCACTATAAATTTTCCATCTAATCAAAACCAACAGGTTGCAACGGCTATGCCTACTCCGAAGCCACTAATGCAGACTGATAATCTAAATACGTTTGACAATAATCAAATAGGTTTCGGAGCTTTAGCAGGTATAGGTGCCTTACCCAGAAAATAGCTTTCGTCTTAGATGAATTATATAAGCTAGCATACAGACAAAGATCAACGGTTCAATGATGACAAATATCCATATGTTTATCTCATTGTAAGTCATACCTAATGGCTTGGCTAATTCAATTAAGAGCCAAACACACCAATCAAAAGTCTTATCCATTATTTCCATATAAGTCATTTTAGTTCTTCTCCCTTTGTTATAATTTGTTTATTAAAAACCGTGGCAACTTCCGTGGCACTTTTTTCATATAAGATATATAAAATATATAAAATATATAAAATTATTGCCCAAAAAAATAATTGAGAAATAACTTGCCATCCTCGCAAACCTAGGCTACACAACAGATATATGGTTTTGCGAGCGTGGCGGAATGGTAGACGCACTGGACTTAAAATCCACTGATACATATAAGAAAACCTATACATATCAAGCACTTACACCATATTCTCCACTGTGTGTGGCGACTTTGGTGGCAACTTTTCTTTTAGCCTCATGTAAGTCTTCCGTAAATAGATGAGCATACTTCTCTGTGATGGTTACATTTGAGTGTCCCAACAACTTAGATAACGTATAAATAGGCATACCTTTTCTTATCTCATCCGTGGCATAAGTGTGTCTTAAATCGTGCCAACTAAAGTCTGTAACACCACTATTTTTCAGACATGTTTCCCAAGACGAGCGATTAGAGTTTACCCTATGTCCTGTGTCTGGGTTGTAAAATAAATGACCACTTAAACTAGCAGGTTTTTTTAATAATATTTCTACTATGTCTAGTGCTTCATCACACAAAGGCACTACCCTAATTTTACCATTCTTTGTTACAGTATCTCTCAATACAAATTGAGGTCCATAGTTAGTACGTTCAAAGTCTGTTCTTAATAAAGAGAACTGCTCGTTCCATCTCATACCTGTAAGTAAAGCTATTTTAATTTGATGATATAGATCTGAGTTCTTACTTTTCTTTGCAGTATCTAACAAAGACTTTTTCTCATAATCATCAAGACTTCTTATCCTGCCTTTACTTTCTTGTAATGTCTTTCTATCAAAAGATCTGACTATGTTATGCCCATCCCATGTACTATTCTTTATTATGTATTCGTACATTTTACCAAGCATACTTAGATCTCTTATGATGGTGGGATCATTACATGGTTTGACATCTTTAGTACCCTCTCTCCTAGATTCTACATAAGCTGCAATGTCTTGTCTGGTAATGTCTTTCAGCATCCTGCCTTGAAAATGTGGGGTCACCATCTTAATACTTTGAAGGTATCTTTTAGCAGAACTTTCTTTAATAGCTCTTCTTTGAAATTTAAGTTCACCATTAGTAGTGTATATTAACCCACAGTAGTTATTTAGGAACTTTAACATTGCCTCAGAAAAAGGAATGTCAGACTGTGTTTTAGCTAGTTCAGCAACCTTTTGTCTTTGTGCTATAATTGACTGCTGATCAGCTTGCCGTTTAGAACTTGCATCAATTCTAGGTCGGTATCTCTTACCATTGATCTTGAAGTCGGCATACCATTTCCCGTGTCTAAAGAATACTCCCATTCTTGCTCTCCTCTCTTTATCCATTGATTAAGTTTGTCAGTCTTAAATCGCCAAGATTTATTAAATCGGTAGACACATCCATCAAATTTTCCTTGATTAATCCACAGGTAAACTGTAGGAATTGCAAGGTTCAATTTGGTAGCTACATTTTTAACAGTATAAAAACTTGACGACATGATTATAATCTCTTATATGTGATTAATGCAAGATTTAAATATATTAATTGGAGGAATAAAATGGCGGAAGAAAATGAACAAGTATATGGAGTAGATATATACTTACATAAAATTCGAGGTTGGGTTACTTCTAGAGGTTTTACCCCCCACGGATTAGCAAAAGCCGCTAGCTTTGGACCAGGAACCTTTGCAGATATGTACACACCTAAATGGAATCCACGAGTATCCACGTTACGGGAGCTCGAGGACTTCATGTTTAGATATGATATAAGGATGAGCAGAGGTAAAAAGTAAATCATCTACTCTCTATTTTATCTATCAGTCTAGTTAAATACCATTGAGCCTTTTTCAAGTCTTCAATACCACCTTTATGTCTCCATCTATGGATATACTTTTTAACATTGCCCTCAATGTAAAAAGAAAATCCATCTGTGCCTAAACTATCTTCTAGATAATCTATGCATTCAATCTCCCCCTCTTTGTAATGAGGGGGATGATTAACCATTTCAACCTTAGCTTCTTCTTCTTTTGCTCTTCTCGCCATGTATTGATGATGACTTTCAAAAGGAAACTCTAGTTGTTGTTCGTCAGACACCGCACGAACCTCCGTGTCCTGTGATGTCGCATATGTCGTGTGTTTCAATTGACTCTTCAAATTCCTCTCCTAAGTTTTTACGAGCTTCTTTATATGGAACAGAGACAAGAGGCTGACCTCCCCTACTTCCATCTGGGTAACAAGTGAAACCTCTCAGACGATGAGCATACTTTGCTAATGTCTCGGCGAAAGGTTTGACTGTGTCTTCATTATTTAACTCAGATCCCCATGCAGGTAAGTTGATGGTACTAGATATAGACATATCAACGTAGTCCTGCACATCTGCTTGAAATGACATTCTTCTTTCGTAGTCACTAGACAGATCAAGAGCACTCTCTATTGTGTCTGGGTCTACACCATAACGATCAATCACTTCTTGTGCAGCACTATCAACCACCATCTGATACATCCATTTCTTTCCGTCTTTGAGATATCTTCTCTTGTAAGCAACGGCAAATAATGGCTCAACCCCTGTGGTTGTAGAAGCCAATATACCAATAGAACCAGTTGGAGCTATTGCTCTAACTTTTACAGGTCTGCTAACACCTAAAGCATCTGCACTTTGTTTAGCTACTTTATCTGACACTGATTTGTAGATGTATAACCAACGATGCATTTCGTCTGTTACTTTATATGGTTGCTTTCTTTGAAGTAACCATTCGTGCATACCCATTAGACCTAGTCCAAGTCTTCTGTTCTTCTCACGAACTTTATAGACTCTGTCGTATGGTAGTTCTGCTTTGACTGTGCCACACACTAAAAACTTTGTAGCTAGTTCAGTACACTGAGCAAAGTCTTTGATGTCTTCTATCCTAGACATGTTAAGTGAACCAAGATTACAGACATCACTATCATCTTCTGATGTCACTTCAGTACAAGCATTCCTGAGTGTCTCATTCTCATTCTCGAAGAAGTTAAATGAAAATCCAGGTTCTGCTGAAGATAAAGCCTGTCTAGTATTCTTATAAAAAAGTTCTGGTAGATCGCCTGTCTTCCAGTAATCTTCAATAAACTTTGTATCCCAGTTAAGTGAGATGTTTGTCATGTCTAGAGGGCAAGCAAAATTAAAGTCTGCTTCTTTAAGATCTGCCATTGTCTTGTCTGTCCCTGCGACAGACATATTCTTCCAGTCCTTAGCATGTAAAAATGCTTCAGCATCTGCATGTTGCCAGTTCAATGAGGCATAGATAGCAGAACGTCTACTACCACCTTGCATAACCTGTCTGCCTATTTCATTAACGGCTAACATAAGACTGATAGGACCACTAGCTTCTCCACCTGTTCTGGAAAGTAGAGAACCTTTGGCTCGAAACTTAGAATAATCTATACCAATACCACCACCACTTGAGAGACATGACATTGCCCTATTAGCTAGGTTACCCCATTCTTCTCTTGTGTCTTCTTCGCCTCTTAATAAATAACAGTTATTAAAGAACTTAGCTTTTCTTCCTGCATAATATAAGTATCTACCCCCAGGGATAAATCTCATTGTACTGATCATAAATTTTAATTGATCAATGTCAGACTGTGGTAACAAACCACCACATACATCATCAACTAATGTGCTTGATAATTCATCCCATGTCTCAGCACCCTCATGTTTGTACTTTAAATTAAATATACTCTCAGCAAAACTGTTACGAAAAATATTCTGGTTATCGGTATACATCTTCTTCATTTCATTCATAATTATTCCTATCTTATTTTGCCTCGCCCCAAGTCTTGCCAATACCGCCTTCAACAAGTCCTGTTTGAGGTATGTTTTCAAACAATTTAGTAGCCGACCAGATCATGGTCTTGATCATTATGTCTTTCGCTTGGGTGGCAAACTCGTCTGGAACTTCTGCTATTAGTTCATCGTGTACAACGTGTACTAATTTTGCAGGGATTTTGCCCCAGATTTTGGGAAACCTACTCAAACACAACAACATTATTTCTGCGGCTCCACCTTGACATGGGGTATTAATTGACTTCGTGAACAATTGATTTGATCTTAAAGGAGCATAAACCCTACCCTGTGGTGTCCATAAATAACCTGTGTTGTCTGATAGTTTTCTTGTTTGTGTGATCCACTCCTTTAGTCCAACATAAAGATCCAGAACCTCGTGCTGAATCCTACTCGCTTCATGTAACGTGGTTGGGTGCCCATTAGTTGTCAGCACTTGTGACAATCCTCTAGGTCCCTGACCAAATAAAAGTCCAAAAATACAAGCCTTTGCCGCTTGTCTCATCCACTTACCAGACCCTGTTTTAAAGTGATCATCATTGCAATCAGCGGGATAGTCCCCTTTGAAACAATGTCTTGCGGTTAGTGTGTGGATGTCTAGACCGTCTTCAATGGCTCCCAAAAGAACTTTATCGTTTGACAAAGCAGCGGGAACACGAACTTCTATTTGACCATAATCACAGACCACCAGACTATGGCGGTCTTTACTTTTAAATAGATGTCTGAATTCTTCAGTTGCATTTATAGTTTGTAATGCAGGTTCTGTGACACTAAACCTGCCTGTCTCGGTACCACCTATTCTAAAGTTAGCATGAATCCTTTCAGACATTGGATTAATAAACCTGTTAAAGTCTGTACCCAATGTTGAATTATTCTTTTTAGCATCTGCCCATTCTGCAATAGCAAGTAATGGTGGATGATAATCAGTTGGTAATTGAGATATGTTCTCTAATAAATCAATCTTACCACATCTTAACTGACCTGTGTCTGTCTTGACCCAATTGTCAGTTGTGTAAGGTGGGTATTTATTTAAATGAAATCGTATCCAATTAGCAACTTGTATAGTGGATGCAGGATTATCTACAACAGGGGCACCCTCACTAGAATGTTGTTTAAACATTTCAAGTGCTTTGTGTCTACCACCTGTGTCTTTTTGATTTAAATCTTCAGACAAAACTTCATGGGCACCTCTGTCAAACCCAATACCATTTACCATAACTTCGTTAACGGCTCTGATACTTGACCTTAATAAATTATAAATCCAATCACATTGCTCTCTTGGTATTCTTTTACTTGCTTGAATTAATTTCATTTGAGCAAAATGTAGTTCCCAAGTAGCTACCACATCTCCTGCCGCATATCTTATTTGCTCATCGTCTAAGGGATCTTTAGACCAATCAGATGCTTGTTGTGTCTTGCTTGGCTCTTTGCCTAAAACATCTGCACATCTATAGGCTAAACCTTTTCTAATTTGAGTAAGGCTAACAAGTGCTTGTGCCTGTAACAGAGTACAATGAGGGTGTCTGGCGGGTGTGATCCCATGTTGTGTGAGCATCTTCACATCAAACTGTGCATTATGTGCTAACCAAACAACCTTGTCAGAGTTAAGTATCTTGTCTCCGAGTTCCTGTAACACAGGCATTGAGACATGCCATCTATCTATAACGTGTACTTCTTTACCACTATAAATCTGTAACAGTCTTACTTGTCCTGTATAAACATTAAGACCCGCTCTTTTAACATGCTTGGCTTGAGCATTGAGATCAACTCTACACTCTGCCATTCTTTGCTGAGTCTCTTTACGTTGTACCTTTTGTTCATCCGTACACTTCGCAAGTGTAGGGAAAGCATGGAACTTCTCAGAGACTTCTAAGAATTCTTTTTGTTTGTTCTCATATATTGTAATCAGACTTTGATCAGCAGTTGTCTCTACGTCTACTGAAAGTAGTAGTGGGTTATCCCAACTATGATTTAAATCAATTAAACTTGCATAATACTTAGTAAGTTTTTTAACACCTGCATCGTCAGTAATAAAATTCAGTTCCACTCCAGACATAAAATCATGGAATGGGGTAGGAGTTTGACCCCCACCCAATACCGATTTCAAGTCATCCACTATTCTAAAGGTATGTCTTTAGAAGGTGTTGGTTGTGTCTCTGGCTCTTGTAGTTTAGAACCTTGAACAGGCACAGTGTCAGCTTGATCCATCCATCTGGAGACAGATAGTTTAGGAATATAAACTTTACCATACTGACTATGTTTATAACTGTCAGAGTGGAAAAGAACTATTGGCACTTGATTTTCATGTTGCCCTGTTTTCTTTTGTTGGACAACTTCCCTAACCATTTCCCCTACTGCTTTCATGGCACCTTTTGAAGAGCCTGTGAATTGAGCGAGGATATGATTCTCAGTACCAAGAGTTGGTTGTATCTGCATTTCAAATCTTACATTGTAAGACCATCCATCATTTTGTTGTGTGTAAGGACCGTGATCGGGTAGATCTTCTTTAGAGGTCTTTGGATCCCCAAGGTTACTCCACTTCTCATCAACAAGTTGTCCATCTTTCCAACAAACCCAACCGTTTTGAACCATAGCTAAGTTAACTAATGCTTCAAATTTATTCTCGGGAAAAGTATCTTCAGCTTTCCCTATGACCCATTCGCCCTTTTTAAATTTGATATATTGGATACCTCCAACATTAAGTTCGTCTGCTACTTCAGACAATTGGTTTACAATGTTATCAATATTTGATACATCAAAAGTAGGGGTTTGGATTGTAATTTCATTCATATGAATGTTCCTTTCGTTTGTTTGTGTGTTTCTTCAGTCTGTCAACTAAGTACGGTAAGTAATCGAAAGACGTGGTGAGTAATCTCCTTGAGTTTGAAAATCACGATGATCCAACCCCGCCTCTTTAAATTTACTTGTGTCGTACCTCATTGGTGCCTTTTGTGAATACATAGACACCGATCCCCAATCAGCAGAAATCTTTTTACTATCTGCCTCTTTAAGAATTTCTTTTATATCTTGTTCTAATTGTTTAACTTCTCTTGTCTTAGCCTTGGCTTCATTGTTTAACTTATGTCTGGCTAAAACCTTTTCATGTAATCTTTCTGTAATGGCTGCCGAAAAATTTGAACCCTCAGCATTTGGAATAGTAGACACCTCTTTGTCTAGACATAATAACTTGTAAGGACAGTAAACACATTCCTTACCACCCTCGATCTTACCCTCTGGCTCTGGTAAGTTCTCAAGGTCAAACTTTGTATATACAGATGAGGCTCTACCTCTAAGACCTGTAGCAACCATCTCATCAAATGGTATGACCCAGGATTTAATTTGATTTACGAAACTTGCATTTATATATGTGATGACGGCATGTGTGGGAAAGTAATCTGTAGTACGTCTAACCAAATCCATACCTTGCTGAACTTGCATTCTGTGCTGAAACTTAGGTTCTCTTAAATGTTCAAAGGCTCTCGGGTCAATAGACTTTAATTCATTGTAAAGACATTTAGTATATTTCTTTGAGCCGTCTTCCTGTTGTACTTCAAAAACATCTTTAGATATAAATAGTCCATCGGGTGTAGCACTTTGATATGTCATTATATCAACTAATGTTTGTTGTCCTTCATCAGTTGCCCATATTAATTCTACACCACTACCTTTCAGACTGTCTTGTACCGATGGAACTGCCCAATCCTCAACCATGTTACCACGTTCGGCGGCTCCTAGATCTTGTACAAAATCTTTATCCTCGGGAGCATTATGTTTATCAAAAACAATAGATCTAAGACAACCACCAATAGCGGATGCACCAACAGTCTTCTTTCTGTCATGACCACCCCAAGTTTTGGCATCTGATTTTCTGCTTATATTATTTAGTATTAATCTAGTCGTATCTAAAATCATTGGGTTTTCCTATAATTGGTTCTGTAATAATATGCTTGTGAGCAAGAAAAGACCCATAGAACATTTGACTCGCAAGGATAACAAGCATTATAGGCATCTAAGACCGTAGACCCAAGGCACGGCTTTTTAGAGGAGCGGATCTTTCCAAACTGTAAATTCATTAACTAGCCTGTCTCTTTCTAAAAACATAAACATTGTCCTCTTCTTTTGGAAAAGGGACAGGTAACAATTCCCCATCTTGCCAAAACAAGAGATCGCCTTGCTTTAAATTCTCAAGAGACTTTATAGCCACAGTCTTTGTATCAAATATCCATGCCATCATATCGTTCTCCATCTCTCTGTCGTGAACGTCATATCCTTTTATAATTATCCTCTGAACGTCAGAAGTATTATCAAATTCTAGACTGTCAAAGAGCATGACCTCGGGTCGATACTGTATTAACAATTTACCCATGAGCGATCTCCTTTTTAAGTTCCTCAAAAATATTGAGTTCGTTTTTGAAATCGCCATCGACTACGGCATTACTCATGCCCATTTTCTTTTCAAGTAAACTGAAAAGTTTATTATCAAAAGTATTCTGAGCTACAAGATAATTAATCGAACATGATTTAGTCTGCCCATTTCTATGTACCCTATCTTCAGCCTGTAACATTTCCATGGGGGAGAATGATGTCTCAACCATCAAGACATTGTTAGCTTTCTGTAGGTTTAAGCCTGTCGAGCCAACACCTAACGTGAGTATTAATATCCGCTTGGCAGACTTTGAATCTTGGAAACGAGATATATAAGCATTCCTATCCTGTTTCGTGGTAGAGCCTGTAAGTAAATCAACTTGCTTATGTAAATTATTGTTATCAACACATGTTAACTTATAGTAAATATGTTCAGCAACATTCACATGATAAGTAAATACAACTAACTTCTCATCATTGGATGCTAGAAAATCATTTATCCAATCAATAGCATGTTCTGTTTTAAGACATCCTAAATCAGTAAAAGCCTCTTGAAAACTATCATAGTCATCCATACTAAAAGAAACTTTACAAGGGATGACTGTTCTCATTTTAGGGGGCAGATCTAAACAGTCATCCTTTGTAACTCGGTGCATGTGACGAGATAACTTGGAATGTAGTTCAACTTTTCTAGATAAACCATCAGCTACATATCCAAACTTACCCATATGTCCGTTGCAATATGTCTTGGTAAACTGATACCAATTATCAAATTCACTTGGTGCTACTATCTTTAATGGTGGAAATAAATCTACGGGTCTATTTATTATAGGTGTGCCCGATAAACCTAGGAAGAAATCCGTAGTTTTAGCCAATTGTAAAATCGCTTTAGTCCGTTTTGCCTTGGGGTTCTTAATGTAATGGCATTCGTCACATATAATATATTCTGATTTCCAAGTGGCTTTAGCTTCCGACTTTTTGTAAGACTCGGCTCTTGCATATGAAACGAGTAATATCTCTCTTCCGACATCTCCAACTCCTTTAATGTTAGGGTATATATAAAGTGTATAATTAGGTAGTAATCTTTTGATTTCTTTTTCCCATTGCATCATGACACTAGCGGGTGTGAAGATCACAACTCTCGTAGCCTCAATGGCATTGATGGAAAGAATGGATGAGATAGTTTTACCTGTACCCATTTCATGTCCGAGTATCGATCTACCATTGTTCTCAATCCAATGACAGACGGCATCTATCTGATGATCATATGCCTTTACACCAAACTTCTCTAGGCTCTCAGACCAATCATTAGTAACTCTCTTTTTAAGTGCATGATTAAGTTGCTTATAATACATGGAACATTTAGACATATGATCTAGCATCATCTGATTAACATTCATGCCAAGACCTAGCTTAATCAGATCTTTATGAAAGACGTTAGTAATATGAGTATAGACACTTAGACATTGCTCATTACTCATACGTTCCATTTTTACAACCCACTTTTTTTCTTGCAGCAGGAAATTACAAAATGGAATTTTACTAAATAAATTAGTGATATTCGGATCTTTAGAACCAGATATATGCAACCGCATATTGGGTTCTAGGGTAAGTTGTATCTTGTCTTGCATATTTGCTCCCTTGTTTGTTTGTGTATTTTTCAATCTGTCAATATCAACTATATAATATTATATTGTGTCTGATGTCAACACCATAGTAAAAATAAAATTCCCTAACAAATTAATGCTAGGGAATTCTAAGACTGACAGGAGTGCCAAGGGAGGAGGAGAGACACTCTATATCCTTTCTCTCACAAACAAAAAATTTTTACTATGGCATAGTTGACAAGTTTAAATAAAAATATTAATGGTCAGACGACAGACAATAATATATTATAGATTCACGTCTAAGAGAGGAACCTCATGAACAACGACCTGATAGTTGATTTCTTGAAAACTATTTACAAAAACAAACAATCGGGTGTCCTTAGTTTTGAGACACAAGAAAAAGGAAGAGAGATGTTTAGATCCGACAGTCTCTCTCAGTTACTAGAATGGGTCTACAAGATGGAACAAAGTCAAAGAGGTGTCCATCTAAGGCAAGCAAGTATGGATGGTGAAAGTTCAAAATGCACCAGAGCAGACGTTGTTGCTATTAATCATTTATGGATAGACATAGATACAGGTGTTGTCCCAAAGATATTGATTGATGATAAAAATTTAAGACCAACCTTTTGTATTAACTCTGGCAGAGGTATCCATTTATATTGGAGACTTGCCAAACCTGTAGATAATCTGATTGGCATATCTCAGTGTGAAAAGATTATGAGAAAACTAGCTGACATATTAGGTGCCGATCCCGCCCCTACTCACTCAGCTTCAACACTTAGAATTCCAGGGACTATGAACTTTAAATATGATCCACCTGTACAGACAGACAGAGTGGGTGCCGTGAAGTGTAACAAAGATAAAGAATACGAACTGTCAGACTTTGAAAAGTTTATTGAGAAGAACATAGATCCTTACGATCAACTAATAGATAACATTACAGAGGGAATGGGTATATCAAAGTCTGCATCAGACTGGCAAAGAATTATAGATAACTTGTCGGTGAAAGGCTCGGACAACGAGTTCGGTGGCAGACATAACTGTGTCACAAAATTAGCGGGTTACTGGACAAGACAGTCTGTTAACCCAGAAGTACAACTCAGAACACTAGTCCAATACGGATGCACTTTAAATGAATGGGAGTGTAAAAACATTATTAATTGGGCATGGGAGAAACATCAAGATGACATTAGCACCGAATCCCGCTGATCCAACCACACATATATTACAACAGGTTCAAACTGCTCAGGCTCGTGGAACCAGACCGAACATACGAGACATACTCGGACATTGTATAGATGCCTTAATTATAAGTTTCAGACAGAACGGGTCTGACATTTTACACAATAACGATATGTTTTTTCGCTACGCAGCGAAGGAAGGCATCTGGAAAGTAGCAGACATTGTAGACATAAAGACGGACATAGACGAATGGTTTAGGTCTGCAATCAATCTGGTACCCACAAAACAATTCAGGTCAGAAGTTTTGGAAGGCTTGATGATGAGGGTTCACAAATCTGATGTGCCATGGGGTAATGTTAGAAACATTATTATATGTAAGAACTTGATAGCTTACGACTTGGATAAAGGTCAGACTGTGACTGTCAAAAAGGACTGGTATCTTAGAGAAGAAAACTTATTGAATGTTGATTGGGATAATAATGGAGCATGTCCTGTCTGGGACACGTCTATGCAAAAACTTTTCTCCCATTTTACTGATCCAGCAGAAAGATCTGAAGTTATCCAGTTAGTAGAAGAATGGATGGGAACTACATTATATAGACACAATAGACCTAGAGCCTTGTCTAAATGTCTGTTCCTGTATGGAGAAAGACGAACGGGTAAATCTACAATACTGGATGTACCACGTCAGATCTTCGGAGAAAAATTAGCAACTGCCATAGACTTACAAGAACTAAGTGGGTTTGGTGCGGAGGCTCTAATGAATAAAGCGGTATGGCTTTCTGATGAGATTAAGGTAGGAACAGTCATGAATGATAGTGTTATTAAACGTGTCATTACAAACGAACCGCTTTCCATAAAGATTAAATTTGAAAAACCTTTTGAGGGCAGACTTAATTTGACAGTCGGTCTTGCGGGTAACTCATTACCAAAGATTGATGATACATCCGATGCCGTCTATGACAGGATGATCTTTGTCCCGATGGATACTGTGATCGGAGCATCAGCAGAAAATCAAAAGTTAAAAGATGAACTGGAGAAAGAGCTACCTTTTATTCTTGTAAGGATGATAGACAGGCTTTCAGACATAAGAAGACGTGGACAGTTTCAGATACCGTCTTGTCTAATAGCCAAACAAGAAGAAATAAAACTGGAACAAGACCCTCTTCGTGGCTTTCTTGATGAAGCAATAACCTCCGCCAATAATCTATGTGCCATAAAAAACGGAGACATCGTGTCTGCATATCGTGGTTACTTGTTAAAACAATTCGGAAATGATCAGGCTAGAAATTCAAAAGTGTCAGCGGTCTGGTTGTCTAGACGAATCTCAGAGGCTTTTCCAAACTCAACTGTGGGCAGAGTTGATCAAGGAACAGTCAGAGCAAGGTTTGGTTTACACTTCACAGACAAAGGAAAAGCATGGTTGTCTGCGGGATGGGGTCTAGAAGATTCTTTTTATAAACCCGACCAGAAGAGACTCAAAGAAGCAAACATAAATACAGGAGTAAAGTAGAATGCCCCGACCCAATACGATTGGAGAACCAACTGCCATATACAATGCATTATTAAAAAAGACACAACTAGAAAAATTACAATACATCGCACACCAAGAACGTAAAAAAGGTAAGACACATATTTCAGCCGCTAGTATAATAAGGGATGCCATTGACAAATGGTTACAGGAAAATGTCTGACGAACCGCAATACTTAATAGCCAACGGTTTTGACAAAGCGATCATTGGCATCGGGTCTCGCATCAACATGGAAGACATTGTCTGTTATGACTATGATAAATGTGTAGATATTCTTATTAAAGATCAACAGATGACGTGGGAAGAGGCAATCGAGTGGATGGATTTTAATGTATGTGGTGCTTGGATGGGAGATAAGACCCCCATCTTTGTAAGGTGTGACCCCACACTTGATGGCACACTCAAACCCAAATGTAAGAAAAATTAATCTTTTTTATGTGGCTCTACGACCTTGGGGGCATCACTCATACATTCACAAGGCTCGGGTTTCCACATGTCTTCTTTCATTGTAAAACCTAAACCATCACAAGTCTCACAAAGGAGACTAGTATAGTTTGGATGTTTGTGTGTTTGTATTTCAGTCATAAAAAAACTCCCTGTATTTTTCAATCTGTCAAGATTAATAATACAGGGAGCGACATGGAATACTATGGTGTTTAATTACCTAAATATCAGTTGAATATTTACTATCTGATGTGGTGTCAATACTCATTAATTCTTCAAAAGCCATTACCGCAGAGAATGCTTTACCAATTGTATCTTTAGCTAATTTTTGTCGCCACGATACATAATCTTCCATTTTATTTACTAGTGGGGGTGATGCTATACAGAATAACTGACCATTAGATTTAATAGTTTGTATCCAACCCTCAGCTTCACACTCTTTAATCATAATACTTATTGTTTTTCGATCCGCACCCATTTCATCACATAAAGTGGTTATGTTATAAGGCTTATTAACTAAGTAGCCATAGACCATCCACCTTGCAAAGGCATTTCGTAGAGGTGATGAATTGAAGTATCTTTGTATAGGATTATCCATTCGATTTTGTCTAGCCTTGTGTATCTTCATCTCTGTGGTTAAAGTTGCAAGGGTATATTCTCTATATAAATGGTCTTTAATTTGCTTAGTTGTATTAGGTTGATCACTAGGGGGAAGTTCAAATTGATATTCCTCAGTATTTTTATTTGTTAGTGTGTCAATTATATTTATAAATTCTTTTTCACAATAGGCACCATCAGCTTGAGGTTTTAAATTCTCTCTGTGTCCACCTGTAGGTTTTTTGTAATCTAATATCTTATTAGTCATGTACATTTCTTCTCTCCTTTTTTCTGTCAATCTACAAGATTATAATCTCCATTGTTAAACAAGTCTATAATAAAATGATACATAATAAAAAATAATTAACAACCAAATCCATGACAGTAAGATAATTTTACTGTCATTATTTTTGATTTTACTGTCAGTAAATCAGACTTTGGGGTGGTTTGGTTGAGGTTTTTTCACTTGGAATACTAGATTAATGACAGTAAACGGGTTTTTACTGTCATTAATTTGTTTTACTGTCAGTAAAAGCGGGATAGATAAGTGCTTGTTTTTGCGGGGTAATTTGAATTCTACTGACAGTAATGACAGTAAAGTACAGTAAATATATAAACAGGTAGTAATATATAAATATAATTATTAGTTATTAGTTACAGTTTTACTGTACTTTACTGTCATTACTGTCATGGATTACAAAGTCTGTAGGTTTTAAAAGTGCTACCTGCACGGGTGTATTTGTGTCACAATTTAAGTACTAGACACAGACATCAGAACAGACTATGTTGTTGTTATAAGATAAATTTAAAAATTTAAGTCGCTGCGGGATTAATTTTTACTGACAACACTTGGAATTGTAGACATAGATGGGAACCCTAGTTGGTGTAGACATTGGAACTCTTTGTGGAGTTGCTTGGAGGAAAGATTCAGTCATCAGACACATCAGATTTGATACGTCTAAAGCTAGAATTAGTGGTGGCGGGATGAGACCTCTTATGATGAGGAGACATTTAATAGAATTATTTAGTGAGATAGAACCCATTGAAGAATTAGGATTTGAATTAGTCCAAAGACATAGTGGTACTTATGCGGGTCAAATCTATGGCGAATTACGAGGTGTCTTGATGTGTGTCTGTGAGGAGATGTCTATTCCATACAGGTCTGTTGGTGTGACAACAATCAAGAAACATTTAACAGGTAATGGCATAGCTTCAAAAGATGTAGTCAGACAGGCAGTCGTTGAGAAGTATCCCAACCTAGACCCTCAGACAGAAGACGAGGCTGATGCAATTAGCATTTTACAATGTGTTATTGATGGAGTTTTTTAATGGGAAAGATTATAAAAGGTAGGTTTAAGAGACCTAAGAAATATCATTTAGCCTGTAATGAATGTAACTCGATCAATTGGAGTATTCAATTAGATCCCGAAATAGGACAGGCAATAATAGATCAGTCTGATAATTTTGATAATCTTGATTTTGAATGTACTGCGGTGGAATGTTTGGAGTGTGGATATCAGATTGAAATGAGAGGATATCCTCAAAATGACAGGGTATAATCATACAGGCGAGTATTGTTTACCCCCCTGTATGGCTCTTAAAACGGCTTGTTTTTTTAGTCCGTTTCTAATTGTTCTATATTTTCGTCATAAACCTCTTCTAAATGCTCACATACATCTTTCCA